ACGCTCAGTATTAGCTGTTTTAAAAGATATCTCTCCTTCATATGAACCACTGTGTTGTCCTGGTGCTTCTAACACAGCAAGCATATCAGTCTGTGAGTTTGCTGTAGCAGTCGATATTTTTAAACCTCTGTTAGTATCATTACCAGTGAAGACGGCTACTGCTGCATCCGTTGAACCAGCATTTACAGTCAGTTTTTGGGTAGCTGTTGTAGTACCTATACCCACGTTGCCACTGCTATCAATCCTCATGGCTTCTGTGCTACCAGTTAAAAAACGCATATTTTTACTGGTGTTGCTTTGCAAGATAGCATCATTATCAGTACCACCAACAATGTGATTTGAAGAGCCTACTCTTATAGCTTGAGTGCCACTAACATCAACTTCTAGAAATCCACCATCAACAGTAAGCTTTCCAGTTAAAGAGTTTGTGCCAATACCCAATCCAGTAGACGTAACATGAACCATATCAGAGCCACCTACTTTAATATCCACGCGATCATCTGTGTCAGATGTAATGGATGAATCCCCATCACTATCAAGAATTAGCTCTGTACCATTGAGATCAAGACCAGTGGTAGTACCATTGAAGACAACATTGCCCCCGAATGTACCGCCAGTGCTTGCTTGAACGGCATCAGCGACAGTAAAGGACTTAAAGGCATAAATAGTTAGCTCATCGGACGCTGCTGCTCCAGAGCCTAATACAACGCTTGTGCCAGAAGTTGCTGTAAAATCAGTTGCGTCTAATATGACACCATTCAAAGCCACGATGATATTACCAATCACATAGCTTAATGTTGCCGAGTTGGCATCAGTACCAGAAAAAGTAGTTTGACTTGCTGTCGCTACATACTTGTACTTCGTAAAAGACGCACTGCCACTAGCAGAGGCTGCAATCCAATTTGCGCCATCATAGACACGCATTTCACCATCAGTTGTATTAAAGTACAACATTCCTGTAGCCAACGTGCCATTGTCATTGTCCGTTGGAGGCCCATCTATACTAGAGTTAAATGTTCCAAATACACCATGTCCTGTAAAGGTGAGCGATGTACCAGACCCAGCACCAGTTGTAGCCTCAGAGATATTTATTGTTGTGCCATCAATCTTAATGACATTTGTGCCTGTGGCTATATTTGTTCCTGTTATGAGTTGCCCCACCTCTATACCGGACGCAGACGCAACAGTAATCTGTGTGCCACCACTTGAGAATGTTCCTGTGGTAGAAGCAGAAGATGCCGTATCATTATCTGCCATTGTGCCTAGATATTTATCGTCAAAGCTATCAAATGCACCAGCAGCGAGAAGGGCAGAAGCAGCAGCAGAATTAGCCGAGGTTTGGCTATTGGACTCAGAAGTAGAGGCAGCAGAGGCACTTGATGCAGCAGCCGTTGCAGAGCTTGCAGCAGCAGTGGCAGACGTTGCACTTGCCGTAGCACTGGTGGCACTTGCGCTTGCTGATGTAGCCGATGCTGTCGCAGAAGTCTCAATAAAATCTTTTGTTGCTTTAGCAGAGGGTACAGTATCATGGCTAGACGATACGCTTGATAGATCAGTATCTAACACGCCACTCTTTAGATTATCGACCTCAAGATTAGACACAGTATTATTATCTGCGTCTATGGTCTTGTTAGTAAGTGTTTTTGATGTTGCTGCAAGATAGGTATCAAAAGTATCAACGCTTGTATGACGCATTGTACCGCTATCATTCGTGACAATACCATCAGCTCCAGCAACAGCCGTAGTGCCAACACTTGTAGACCCATCGGTAATATTTAGCTCTGTGGTTGTTGAGGTTACGCCATCTAATAGATTTATTTCTGTTGTGGTAGAGGTTACGCCATCCATAATATTAAGTTCAGAGGTTGTTGCCGTAACCCCATCCATAATATTGAGTTCTGTAGCCGTAGCCGTGACATCTGTACCGCCTATATCAAGCGTTGTCATGGACACTTCACCAGCCACAGTCAATAGACCACTAGTCAATGTCAGTAGGTCTGTATCAGATGTATGCCCTATAGTTGTGTCATCGATATTAATATTATCAATGACAGCCTGAGTGACCGCAGAGTTTGTGCCTAGAGTTATGCCATCAATAGCACCACCATCAATATTAACACTTGTAGAACTGAAGTTATTCGCTGTAACGCCACCACCATCAGCAATAGATATAGCTGCATCGCCATCAGTAAATTGTATAGCCGGAGTCTTTATAGCAGTAGTCGCAGTAATATTTACCCCTGAAGGTGCTGTAAGAGTGGTTGTACCAGCATTTAAATCAGCAAGTGTAGCCATCAATGCTCTCAAGGCATTATTGACATTACTTGGAGCCATACCCTCCGATATGTCTATAGATTTAATATCTGTATTATTTGCGTCTGTAGCATCAAATTGTGTGATGTTATTCTTTGCCATTTATCTTGCTCCTAGTAGACTATTGCTAACGTCTTTAATTGGGTCTAATAGACCTTGCTGTTGAACAGCTATATTTGTTCCTCTTGCAATTCTCTCCGCAATAACGCTTACCAAATCTTGCAATTGTTCTGTAGCCCTTCCACTAGCAGACCCTTCTTCTAACAATGCTCTTTGAACAAGTTGAGGATTTTCAGTAACAAGAATAGACGCAACTTGTGTTTGCTGCTCCTTAGTAAGTCCTTTAGGATTTCGCCCAAGAAGTCTACTCACAATTCTTAAAGCTGGAGCAGCAGCATTTCCACTTGCTAAATCAAGTGTATCAGCAACACGCTCTATACCAGTTCCTATACTTTGCCTCATTCCTGTAGCTATAGCTGTGTCTGTTTTGTTAAAAATTTTTGAATATGTGGCATTTGCTTGTACTGCTCTTTTGATTTTTTCAAGAACAACGTCAAGACCCTCTTCAGGATAAAATCGTTTTAGAAGGTCTCTTTGTGTAGTTGTCAAATCGCCAAGTTCATCAGCATCAAACTTTTTGAGTAAAGTATCTAACGGAATTCTTGATGAGCCTTTTGAGTCTAAAATAGCTTGTGCAAATCCTTGTCTAAAAACTGCTATTTTTTCAGCATTATTATCAGCCACTAATTTATTAAATTCTCTCACGGCTTCGTCACGAGATTTACCTTGAAATGAGTTTCTTGCTAAATCAAATATTCTTTTATTATCAAATATATTTGCGTAATTTGCTCTTACTGACGCAATATCTGGTATTTCCTCGTCCAAAATTTTGCGATAAGGCTTTAGAACGCCTAGATCAATATCTCTTGCCATCTGAGGATTACTTTTAACTCTTTTTGCAATCATGCTATTTATTAGTGAATCAAGTCTATTTGCTTCCTCAGTTGTAGGCTTTCTTGAAAAAATAATTCCGTTTTTTCTGTTAAATGTAAAAAGTGTTTTTGATGGTGAGTTTGGGTTTCTAGCCACTGATGCTATTAGTTGAGACCTCAAACTTGGCTCATTAATTAAAACAGCCTCCATTGCGTCTTGCATCTCGTCAGATACATCAACAGGTTGTCCATCTGGTGACAATACTTCAGTGTATCTTTTTGACTCAAGTACACGCAAATTTTCCAAATCATTTCCAACAGCTAGAGCAACACTACCCTCTGGTGTATTGATATTATTTGTAAGGTTTGTGCGTAATTCTTTAAATGCGTCTTCACTTAATTCTTTTGATCTTCGAGCCGTTGTTTCAGCAATAATACCAGAACCTTCTGTTCCTGTAGAATATGCAGCTTTCAAAGCATCTCTTGTGACATTATTCATATCACCAAGAACCTCACCCTTGCCTACTCTTTCAAGCACCTCGTCAAATGTTAGATTAGCTTTTTGCATTATCCGGCTAACTTCTTGTTGTACTTGATTAGATGTACGCTCACCAAATCTTGTTCTTATACTTCTTATGAAAGAAGGTAGTGTATTGAGAGCAACTCTTGCGACTGGTTCAGTCACTACATTTGTTACTGCACCTAAAGGCGCATCTATAGCCCCTGAAACAAGTCTATTTCTAAGTCCTCCTTCACCTTCCGCAAAACCAGCAACTCCAGCAGTAGCTGCTCCTGTACCAGCCATTTGTGTAATACCCCTAGACCCTTGCAACAAGCCTCTTGAAACATTAAGAGCAGTAGGGGCAACACTTGTACCTCCAGTAAAAGGCGCAGCCATAATCGTAGGTATTGCAGATAATCCTCCTCCTAGAACTTGATAACCAAAAGCCCCTGGTTTTTCTCTACTTGCTTTTTGTCTTTGTCTTATCTGTTCAAGTTCTTGGTAATATGCACCATCTTTAGGCTCAAGTCCTATAGCAGCCTTAAGCCCTGAAATGGGGTTTAAAATTGCAGCTTGAATTTCGTCGGCTGTATTTAGAGAGGCAGCATCTACAACAAGACGCAAACGATCACCAGCAGTAAGTCTGTCTAAATCAATATTATTTTGAGTAAGGGCTGTCTGGAGGTTTGTTCGGAAGTCACTCATTTAAAATATTCCCAATCTTCTAGCTTCATTAGCAATTTCCAGTAATCTTTTTGTTCTTTTGTCTATATCTTGTATTTTTTGTGCTTTTTCTGTTTCCAAATCTAATGCGTTTTCCAAATCAATTTTATTTTGAAATGTTTTATTTAAAAGAGTGCTTTTGAAAGATTGATTAGATTGTCCTGAAGAAAAAACAGTTCCATCATCAAAGGTAATTGGTTCTCCTAAGTAAACTCTACTAAATAAATTTGGGGCTTGGGCGTTTGCAGCTTCTTCATATCTTTTCAATATTTTTTGCGATCTTTTAGCTTGACGTTCATAAAGACCCTTTGAATTTTCTAAAATTTCTTTTCTTACTAAAGGAGGTAAAGCTCCTTCACCTTTTACAGCGTTGAGCAAAGATTGTCTTAAACTTGATGGTACTGAAGCTGAATTTTGTATTACAGCTTCTACTTCTGTCTCTCTTGCTACAGAAGTAGGGTCTAGTATTTTTACATAAGCGACTGCAAGTGAGTAATCATCTAATGCCCCACCTCCTTGTGTAAATTCTTGAATTCTATCGTAACCCTCTTTAAGAGCCTCAAATGTTTTTAAATCTTGTCTCAAGTCATCTTTGAGTGATAGAGCATAACTTAAATCTTCTTTAGTAAAACGAGTTTGTTGTTGGTCTTGATTTGTGTCAAAAACTAAATCACCAACTTTTTTACCACTAGGGGGATTTGAGACATATCTTAGATTACCATAAATGTCTTTTTGTGTTTTTGGTTCTTTTGGACTTTTTTCAGAAAACCTTTGTTGTAATAATTCTTTCGCAAAAACTTCAGGAAAAGCCTGTGCAATAGGGTCATTTGGAAATTTGGCATTGAGCTTTGCAATAGCCTCTCTTCTCTTGCGGTCTTCTTCAATCTGCGTCAACCCACCAAAAGTCTGAAACCCAGTGTTAATGGATTGACTTATTGGATTGCCCTCAAGAATACTAACGCCACTACTAAGCAATCCTAATGATGCTGGTAGACTCATATTATTAAGAGAACTACCTATGTTTCCTAAAAGTCCTTGTAATCTTTCAACCATCTATATTAATCCCAATAATCCTAATCCACCGCCAACTAATGCTCCTAATGGCCCACCTACTGCCCCTATCTGAGACCCAAGAGCAGCACCACTTAACGCACCACCTAATCCACCAGCTAAAGGAGATCGACCTGGGCCAGTTTGTGTTGAAGTACCCCCTGGCAATGCTTGTCCTCTTGAGCCAATAGCAGCTAGTAAATTATTAATTCTTTGCTGATTAGCTTGATTTTGTGCTGCATTTACTTGTGCCTGTCGGTTGAATTGTGCTTGAACCAAGGCTTGATTTTGTGCGCCTATATCTCCCAATGCGCCTAACCTCTGCAATTGCAATCCTTGAAACTGTGGGAGTTGTGACGCAGCTTGTAAGGCTTGCGCTGTCTCTGTTTGCTGCACATTAGCTAGTGACCGCGCTGCATCTAACTGTCTTTGTAAATCCTGTTGAGCAAACTGTGCATCTGTTTCCCTTCCTGATAACCGCAAAGCACTAGAGGCTTGTTCTGCATCAGCAACCGATTGTAAGGCTTGTAATTGTCTTGCTCTCTCCTGTGCCTGAAGTGACGCATCGGTCTCTGCACCAGACAATTGCAATTGTCCTCTTGCTCTTTCAGCATCAATAATTGACCTTTCTACATCACCTAATCTTTGTAATTCCTGTGCCTGTATAGTTGCATCTGTCTGCGCTCCTTGTAACGCTAACGCACCACTTGCTCTTTGGGCATCAGCTAATGCTTGCGCTGCCTGAAGCTGTCTATTTGCATCTGCTTGCGCTGCTTGATTTAAAATAGGCGCAGCAGCACTTGCTACACCACCGCCCAGAGCATCAGCAAAACTATCAGAGCCTAATCGACCACCCAAAGCATATTGGGATGTTGCCTGGTCAACAGCCCCTTGTATAGCAGTGTTTAATTGCTGTTGTAATAAAGGTGACGTTTGTGCTTGCGTCTGTGCTTGAAGAATTGATGTATCAATGCCTGTGCCACCAGCAAGAGGATTTATAAAAACATCTCTTTCGCCTCTAAGAGATTGCAGTCCTGAAGTATCTATTCCAGCATCTGGTGCTAATGGATTTTCAAAAGCATTTCTCTCACCAGTAACAGATTGAAGACCGCGCAAATCTATGGGTGGTTGATTTTGAAAAGGGTCTTGAAACGTATCTCTTGCGCCAAGTAAGTTGCGTAAATTGCCTTGGTCTATCTGTTGATTTCGCGCAATATCTCTAAAAGTCTGTTCTGCCGTTGCTATACCAGCCGGAGTATTATTAGCTAGGTTTCTAATACCTTGTTGAAACGCTCTTTGATCGGCTGTTAGATTAGCAACAGAGGCAACAGTGTCAGAGCGTGGTCTAAAGTTTTCAACCTCACCAAATGTCTGAATTAATTGATCTCTTAGAAAGGGAGGAATATCCTGTGTGTTTACAACAGTTTGAGTACCGCCACCGCCACCTTTTCCCATTTTATAAGTCCTTATGATAAGTAATATACGCTGGATACCAGCTAAGTTTCTCTAAATATTTGCCCCATGCTCTACGACCAAAAGCCTCAAGATGGATACATTTGTTATGCTTTGCATGAGCCTCAAGAGTTTCTTGCACCATTGGCAACCACTCTTTCATGCGTGTACCACCCACAAAATCCATAGCTAACGCATAGCCCTTGGGGTAGTAAATCATTCGTGTTGTTACAACAGCAAGTATTGTGTCCTCTTCTTGTACTGTCCAAACAAGGTATGCACCAAGTTTGCTTGCCTCATAAACATCGGATATGTCTATTTTTCGTGGTGACAAACATACAGCTTTATTAAGAATAGGCTCAATCTCTTGCCATTTTTCATCCAGATATTCCACTGGAACAGGCAGAAATTTCATCCCAAAACTACATAAATAAAATTTCTATCTGTTTGTGAATTGTTTGCATGGGTAATTACAAAGCTCTGTTTATTTCGTGCAGATATAAATATTGTGCCGTTTCCCACCTCCGCAGAAGCGTTAGCTGAAATAGGCGTGTATAAGATGACAGAGTTACTACCAGCCCTTAAATCTGTCACTGTAGTGCTTGTTGCACTAGCTGTTAGAGTAAATGTGCCAGTAGAGTTTAGCTTGCCCTCTATAAGTAAATTAACGGCACTGGCAACAGCCCTAGGGTCTCCACCTTGCTGTGGTAGTTTAGAAAAGCCAACACTCATCGTCTTCCTAAACCTACAGCATCAACATCAACACCTAGTGCATATCGCCAAGTACCACTAGCAGTAACGCGAACACGATGATACCGTCCATTACTTCTGACGGGTACAATATTATCAGAGTTTAATTGAGCAGTATTTGTAAAGGATACAGTATCAATCTGTCGAGAACGTGACCCCACTGATACAGTGAGGGTAGGAGCTACATCTTTCGATGTAACATAGGGTGTCACGCTTTTTACAAGAGACTTTCTAAGGTTTGCTGGCTCAAACTCTCCTGTTTCTAGCGTTGCAGACAATGCTTCTCCAGTGAAGGACGCAATCTTACTACTTGAACTTGCAGCAAAGGCACTCTGACCACCTCTAAAGAAGCGTGAGTCCAAAGATGTACCTAGTGCGTCTAAGCTACTGGATACATTATCAAGTGCCTCAAGTGTGAAGTTTGGCGATACAATCGTACCAATAAACTCATGTCCTATCTCGGCTAATGACCATCTATTAACCGCATAATTATACATAATTATCTTATCTGGCTCACCAGAGACGCTTTCTCTTGAGACATAACTCCATAGAACCACCTGATTTACAGGGTCAATGGCGCAACTCAATCTGTTTATATGATTAGGCGATAGATCATCAAAGAAAAACGTATCGACCTTTTCTGCACCTATAGGAATACTGCGTTGCCCATTGAACATAAAAAAGCCATCGTCAGCTAGATAGAATATTTGCTGTGGTGATGTAGCCGATACAGAGTTTGGATATTGGCAACCATGCCCTGTCTCTACAGCGTCAAACGTAAAGATAAGAGGCGTACCCACATATTGCATACGCACTATGCCTCTTTCTAATAATATCGTTCCATATTCACCACCGACTAAGCCAGTGATATTACCAGCGTCAGGTATATCCTGAAAGTCAGCTTGATTAGTGCCAGTAGTCCATGAATCCGCATCATTAATCTGTGACCACTGCACTCGAAAAGGGTTGTTTGTAGAGCTAGTATTATTGTTTGCTGTTACAACAAAGTCTCTTATAACCGCAAGATGTTTTGCTTTTGGAGACCCAGAGACATCGGCAAAAGCACTAGAAGACCCAATGGTGTATTTCTGCAACAAATTACTCAATCCACTTGCTGCATAGACACTATTACCAAACTGCACAAACTTCCATTGATCGTCACTAGCTAGTGTATATGCGCTACTCTTTACATCTGTTAAGGCAGCCGTAGTGTTGTTCAATTTAAGCAACTTTGTAGCGTTACCAGCAAATAAATGCACTGTGCCACCACTATCAATAGACCCAAAAAAACCGCGTAGATGGGCATCCGTAGATGCTGATAACTCCGCTAATCCCAAAAAAGGTCTATAACCTCTAGCAGCCGGAATAACATTCTTAGCGACTGTTGTACCTACTGAACCTAAATCACTTTGGTCAGGTAGCCACTCTCCAAAAGGTATCATGTAGCACCGAAATCCTGTTTCATAGTTAACGCACCACCGCCAAAACGTGCTTGTTGCGTATCTCTTTTTATCTCTGTTAAGGCTCTACTAAACAACGCATCATATTGTGATGCTCTCGCCTCATCCATTAAGAAGGTATGCGCTGCAACAAGAGACCCATATAAATAACAATCTGGATGGCGTGTCAGCACTGTATTGCTTGTATTTGAGTCCGATAGGGCTGTTATTCCATTACCAAATATTATCTCTATTGTTATTACTGCGTCAGGTATAGGACGCACATGAATATTTGACCCTATAATTGTATAGGACACTGGTGTTCCTTGTCCTTCAGAACTATGCGTCTTAAAAAAACTATCTGGAGTCGCAAAGTCTAATACTCTGTTTGGATTATTGTTTAGCTTTACTACTCTAATCTCACGCAAATCTGTAGGCAAAGCATAGCTTTCTGTTCCGGCTACAGTAGATATGGTTGTCGATGCTTCTTGTGATCGTGTATCTAACTCCCTAGACATTCTGGCTTCGGCTAATGAAATAAAGTCAGGAATATTGGTAGTCAAATCATCCCTCGCTAGGAAATTAGCTATAGAAGTCTGTAGGTTAGAGTAGGTATCTAAACTCATGTTAATCGACCACCAGTCGTTCTAAAATGTTTGTTCTCAGGGTCTTGCAGCCATTTTAACCACTTCTTTTTATTATGTTTGAAGTGACCAAACTTTTTCTGTAATTCAAAAAATAAAGGTGCTGGTATCTCAGCTATCTTTTGTTGATGCTTTTGGGTGTTCCCAATCAACGACCCATAACGATATTCCCCCTCTTGCTTTTTTGCAAAATCAAGTACAGGAGACACGTTTACTCGTGTATTAACCTGAAGACCATCAACAGTGTCCTCAATCCATGTTTCTTTCCCTGTGTGGGGATTTTTACTCAATAAAACTTTTCGCATTGTATCCTCAAGAGGAGAGGGGGCTTGCACCCCCTCATCCATTATAATTATGAAGTATTGAGATCGAAAATTGCCGCGTGGGCTTTCGGTGCTCTGTTAATTAACACGTACTCAGAAATGATCGCAAACTTTGTTGCATCTCCAGTAGGAGCTACATCAGACACACTAAACATTCTGCCTGGTAAGTGACCGATTGCGTAGTAGTCACTGTCTAACAGAAGTATCTCTGTGTTTGTTGCGTTTCTATCAATAACAGCGTTTAAAGTTCCAAAATCCGTTAAAAAAAGGGAAATCGAACCTACGATTGCAGCTTCGGCTGGTGCTGTCATCTGAATCTGATTTGTCGCAACACTACCCGAACTTAAGCCACTGAAGGCAACTTTATTAGCCGGAGAGAGAACAAGCATATCTGGCTGTCCACCATCCTCATAGGCTAATTTCATTGCGCCCTCAATATCAGCCAATTCAAGCGCATCGTTTGAACCAGACATGGTAGCAGCATTTGAGCCATCTCCACCTGACGCTACAGATGAACCAGACTCAAGAACAACATTGCTCATATACGACAAGAACTTTGCTGTCTTTCTTGGGTCTGAAGCAGATTTTGCTTCGTTCTTGAAAAGACCTTTTTCAATGTCTCTTCTCTGTTCAATCGCTTTGATTATCTTGACATAGGCTGTCTCTCTGTCTCTACCAGCTTTGTCCACAACATCAAGTGTGTTTGATACACTTGCTGCCTGTGCTGCAATCTGGTGTACGTTTGAAAGCCTAGTTGTGCTGCTGGGGTTAACATACGAATAATCTGCCCCCTCGCTAACATGATTATCGTCTGCAGCAGACGCGAGTTCTTGGACTTGCCAATCGTGCGTAACTGCCTTTGTGGTTTCTTTTTGTGCGTTAGAGAACACAGGGGTTTCATCTGGGTCAATACGATATATAACGTCTGATAAATCCTCTCTCTCTCCGACCGCATTTGAAGTTAGAAAAGTTGCCATATTATTTACTCCTAAATAGCTACTTGGTTAAAAGATATTCGACAGCAGCATCTCTGCTGTTTGTCTTTTTAAGCTTTGCCCAAGCGTCTTTTCGTGCCTTGTCCGATACATTTGTACGTGGCTTTGGCTGTCCAGCCTTTACCATTTTAGGCGCAGTAACGACCTTCTTTTTTACGACAGTCGCTTTGTTTTGTAGATTGTCATAAAGTTGTGCTTTTCGTGCCATGTTTACTATCCTTGCATCAGTTGCGTTATTTATGTCATCAGTCGAAAAGCCCTGATTTCGTAAATAACCGACTAATTCGCCTTTTTCTTTGGCTGCTACACCTTGGTCTCTCCACGATGGGATTAGATCAAGCAGTAAATCAGCCTGTTTCGCTAGTTGCTGAGACCTAAGGACTTGCTGTTCTTGTTGAACCGCTTGAAGTTTGCTTTGTCTCTGCTGTTCCTCAACCAAATACGTATTGTATGCAATGGGGTCTTCGGCTTTCAGTTGCGCTAACTGTTCCTGACTCATTGCCTGTTGAGGTTGTGCTAACTGTTCTGCGTACACTTTTAAGACTTGCTCGTATTTTTGACGCTCTTGCTCTAAAGACGCTTCCTTGCCACTTAACTGCTTTCGCTGTTCCGCAGCATCTTGTAGTCTTTTCTGAGCCGATTTTTCGAGTTGATAGTTTTTCTTGAGTTCTTCGATATTTACATCGTATTCCTCGCCATCCACTTTCACTCTGTAGAGGGTCTCTTCCGGTTCGGCTTCTGCCTCTTCTTCGGTGACTTCCTCTGCCTCTGTTTCTTCTGCTTCTGCTTCGGTTGGTTGTTCTTCAACCGCCTCAACGTCTTCAGCTTCTACTTCGGTTGTTGGCTGGACTTCGCTTACTTCTTCGGAAGGGCTATTCGTGTCCAATAATAGGTTTACCGCATCACTTTGCGATAAGTTCCCAGTTCCCTCTTGAGGGTTGCTAGGGGTGTCTTGCATCCTAAACTCCTTTTGTTAATTGTTTATCTGCAAATTTTCCGGTCTTAATGACGGATTCCAATTGTCCTTCTAAATCTCTAACGGCATTATACATATTCCAGCAATGCTCTCTTGTTGCTGTATCGGTAGGCATACTGTCAGCCCACGCATTGAAATAGTTGCCTTTTAATACCTGAAATGACTCAATCATAATAGGGTCTGTCATTATAGATTGCGCCCTTGCGCCTCTGTGACGCTCTTCTTCTAAATCGGTCATTGTGCTGTCGGTAAGTTAGTCGATATTTCGCCACCTAATGCGAGTTTTTGTTGTCTGAGATCAAGTTCAGCCTGAAATTCAAACTTGCGTAGTTCAATCTTTGCCAACATCTCTTCTCTCTCTAGCGCAATCTTGGCTTGCATTTCCTCACGCTTCAGCTTCAACTCTTCCTGTAGCTTCAATAATTCTAGGTTTTGCTCTGGTTGCTGTTGCTCTTGTCCTTGTTGTGCAGCCTGATCTAACGCCTCACCACTACTAAAGAACTGGTCTGTATCCTTAAATCCAGCCATCTCTGCGATCTTCTTGAGCGTGTTAACGTACTGTGATGGCTTTACTACAGGGTTGTTAATGCCTAATTCTCTAAGCATCTGCTCTTGCTTGTTGGCAATCTGTACCAACATCGCTGCTTTCTGGTCTTCTTCACCATTACCCAAACCAACATTTACCTCTAAATCGTACTCATTTGCAAAGGCTCTTGGGTCTATATCTACATACTCATTCAGCAAGCGTATTGTTACCGCCTTGTCCTGATGCTTCTGTATCAGATGAAGGATGTTAAACATCATATCTCGAACACCAGTCTCTGCAAAGACTCGCGCTATCATCTCTATCTTGAGTTGTGCGCCCTGTATGGTGGCGTTAACAGCGTTCGTTGATGTTGACTGTAGCTGCTTTGGGTCAAGCCCTAGAGAGGCTTTAGAAAAGCCTGTACGCTGGTCTCTAATCTGGTCTGCATACTCAAGCATATTAAACGCTTGTGCGCCTAATTGGGGTACGGCTAATGGCTGTACCATTCCAGGCGCTCTCATTCTTACAATGCCCCCTGGTCTGCTTGATAGTAAGTCATCAAGGTTTGTCTGTCCTTCCACAACCGCCACTCTGGAGTTGTTGGTTAGATACAGATTATCCAGCATCTGTCGATAGATTTGTGACTTGATTAGCTGCAAGTCCATAACCATTTCAGCCACACTCAAGCCCACCATTCTATGAGGCATAAGTATCGGACTCGCTATAGCAAAGGGTATCTTGTCAAATGGCTCATTCTCTACAATCTCGTAGTTATCGCCTAACACTATAACTCTGCGTAGTTCTGCTACATTATCACCATCATAATCAGCCCTGATATACGCCTCTGTTACCAACACCTCTCTGTTGGTGGGGTCTACAGCATTGTCATAGGGGCTGGACTCAATGTCCTGAAAGCGTGATTGACGCTCTGACTCGTCATCTAACTCTTTATCGCCTGTAAGTGACATAACAAGGTCAGCATCATAGCCACGTTCTATTAAGTCACCAGCCTTTACTTGTGTCCGGTGTCCTATGAATGTGCAATCATCCATAGACTTTGCTCTACGCGAAAATATCAACTCCTCAGGCGGTATATTCTCTATCTTTACCTTGCCATTCTTGGTGCGTCTTTTGACTTCTACGTTAAAATACTGCTCAGTAGGTATCTCGTTGCCCATAGGGTCTGTAACGCCCTCTTCGACAATCTCCTG